CCCCGGATATGTGGCAATGGGTGGAGGTGTAGCACATGGCTATCGTTGTAAACGGCAAAAAAGTTGCCGGTGTTGGAATGTCGGGCAAGGACGGCGCACCGGGCAAGGATGGATTGCCCGGCAAGAGCGCCTATCAGGCGGCGGTTGACGGGGGCTACATCGGCAGCGAACAGGAGTTTAACGCGGCGCTGGCCTCCATTGGAGACATCAACGCCGCGCTGGATGCAATCAACGGGGAGGTGGTTTGATGAGTACGACCGCGGACAAGCTGGCCTATCTCAGCGCTACAAAGGACACCCTAAAGGCCAACCTCACGGCCAAGGGCGTGGAGGTACCAGAAGGCACCACATTTCGCAGAATGGCGGAGATGGTGGGGGAGATTCCGGTTGCATCCACACACACAGTAGGTGTGACTGTAACCGAGGGGGTCTATAGCATCACCATTGATGGACAAACGCTTTACGAAGGGGGAACCTATGACCTTGAAGCGCAACCGGGTGAATACATTTATTTCGGGATTTCCTCCGATGTCGGATGGGGCGTTTATGGAGCTGAAACCGGGATTGGAATACCGACTGCGAACGGAAGGTCTCCGGCAGCACTGACCAGAGTTCCACCGACAGTGACAGACCTCTATTTTATAATGCCAGACGAAGATGTTTTACTAGAGGGGAGGGTGTAGGCGACCATGAGTAAGCTCATTACATACATCCCGCTCTCGTCCGTGGAGCGGATTGAGCTGAGAGTCACCAACTGCCGCAAGACGCTCTCTCAGGTCAAGGCTGAAACAAAGGCTCATTACGTGCTCAATGGCGGCATGTGGAACCCAGACGGCACCCCCTGCCCGCTGCTTAAGGTGGGCGGGGCGATGCTCTCCGGCACGCCCTGGCGGCCGATGGGCTACGCCTGGGACAAGGGGCCGGACATCCACATGACCTCCGAGTACGAGGGAGCGGCCAACTTTATCGCGGTGACTGCCCTTATTTCCTCCGGCGAGCCAGTGGATAAACCCTCCTATGGCTCGGCCCAGGGAGGCAAGAGGGGCCGCAGCGCCATCGGCCTGCGGGGTGGCAGTCTGGCCCTCTACTGCTCCTCGGATGGCGCCGATGCAGCCACGCCGGAAACTCTGCGGGACGAGCTGGCCGGGCTGGGCTGGGCCTCCGCCGTCATGCTGGATGGGGGCGGCTCCAGCCAGTGCGACTTTGGCGGCGAGCGCATCACCGCCAGCCGCAAGGTGCACAACTGGATTTGCGTCTGGCTCAAACAGGGCGGCCAGAAGCCGCCGGAACAGGAGGACAAGCCTATGAGCAAGCACACTGTATGCCTCGACCCCGGACACGGGCCGGGCAACGTTAACGGCTCCCCGGACGGCACCTACAAAGAGTGGGAGTTTACCTGGGACATGGCTCAGCGTATCAAACCGCTTCTGGAGGCCCAAGGGGTGGGCGTGGTGCTCACCAAGACGGCGGACAATTACCCCAGCCTGACAGAGCGGGCCAACATCAGTAATAAGTCAAAGCCGGACTGCTTTGTGAGCATCCACACCAACGCTTACGGGGAGGGGGGCTGGTCGAGCGCGTCCGGGCTGGAGATCTACACCAGCGCAGGGCCTATGACGGCGCAGCGCAATGTTCTGGCCTCCAAGCTGGTCAACACTTTCCACGCCGCCGGGGTTTCCCTGAGAAATGAACCTATCAAGCATGAGATGTATACCGTGCTCGCCAAGACGGACGCCCCCGCCGCGCTCATTGAGTACGGCTTCCATACCAACAAGATGGACACGGAGTATCTCAAGGATAGCAAGTACCGGGACAAGCTGGCCGAGGCCACCGCAAAAGGCATCTGTGAGTTCCTGGGCGTGGCGTGGCAAGCCGAACCGGGAGAGGACAATGCAGAGGATACCCCGGACAGTTGGGCCGCTGAAGCGTGGGGAAAGGCCAAAGACAAGGGCGTACTGGACGGCACCCGTCCCCGCGATAATATGACCCGGCAGGAGCTGGCTGTCGTGCTGGACAGGCTTAATCTGATTTGATGGAGGTACATATCATGGACATTTCTTCTTTGGGTATCACCGGAGTGGCGGTTATCACTGTGATCTGCTTTCTGGTCGGCCAGGTGGTCAAGGCCACTGGACTGGACAATAAGTGGATTCCCATCATCTGCGGCGTATTTGGCGCGGCGCTGGGTATTCTCGGCATGTTTATTATGCCCGAGTTCCCGGCCAGCGATTATCTTACTGCCGCTGCCGTTGGGATTGTGAGCGGACTCGCGGCCACTGGTATCAATCAGGTCTATAAGCAGTTGACTAAGGAGGGCTGATGCCCATGGGGTGGGTAGGCCCACTGATTTCCGGGGCGGCGTTGGTCTTGGTGGCAATTATCGAGGCGGTCGCCGCCCGTGAAAGAAAGCGCGTCAAGATTGACGACCAAAAGAGCGATGCCCTTATGAATGGGGTACAGGCTCTGCTAAGACGTGAAATCATTGCCGAGTACAACCACTACTCCGAACAACGTTATATCCCGATTTATGGGATGGAGAATGTGCTGGACATGTACAAGGCCTACAAGGAGTTGGGTGGGAATGGCATGGCGGCAAAACTGGTGGAGGCCTTGAAGCAACTGCCCACAGAACCGCCGGAGGGCGAAAGGACGTGACTGAATGAGCGCAAGAGTGAAGCTACCACAAGAGTTAGCCGAACTCTTGCGCTCTGAGCTTGAAACGGCCATCAAAGAGGCCGCGTTGTATCGAGACGATGAGTTGATAGCCCGCCGGTACATTATCGAGAAATGGCCGCAGATGGATATTGCGGCAGAGCTTGGATGGCGTAGGGCAACGGTAGGCGACCACATCAAGAACATCTTGCCCCGCGTGTCCGACGTTGCAACCAAGCTATACACAATCCGTACATAAGACGTACATAACCCCGACTGGAACCGAACCCAGCCGGGGTTATTTTATGCGACAATATAGACATGGAGGACGTGAGGATACAGGGTTGGTACACGTCGCCGCCCTCCTCACGGACTCCTTATTTTTATGGACAAGGACGTGTTTGAGATGACTTTGATTGAGAGGATGGTAGCCGCTGGCATGTCCCGCGATTGTGCCACCGAAACAGCGATGTGGTACATGGCACAGGGAGATGACGAGGGGCTGGAGGATTACGTGACCGCCATAGAGGCAGGGAAGGAGGCGCATCAATATGGCGTTTCCTAACTATACCTATCCAGCGTATGGGGCCTACAATCCTGTTACCCCATTTGCGGCTCCACAAGTATATCAGCCCCAGCAGACTACTCAGCAACCTTCACAGGCCATTCAGGCGCAGGGGAGTGTAAACACACAGCCCGCTTTTTTCTGCCGCCCTGTGGCCTCCAGAGAGGAAGCGCTGGGGGTTCCGGTAGATTTTATGGGTGCTCCCATGTTCTTCCCTGACCTTGCCCATAATGTGGTCTACATGAAACGATTCAACACCAACACCGGCGCGGCGGATGTGTTTGAGTTTCACGGCCAACAGCAGGCAAGAGAACAGCAGGTAGAGAATCCGCTCCCAGCTTTTGCACCGCTGGATGAGTTTATGGACATGAAGGACACCATCAACAATTTGAAAGATGAAATAGAGCGGCTGAAAAAGCCTGTCCCCAGCGGAAAGGCAGGGAAAAAGAATGATGCCGATGAATAACCCCATGATGGCTATGATGCAGATGATGCAGTCGGGAAGGAATCCCATGCAGCTCCTCCAACAGATGGCAGGGCAAAACCCGCAGGCGGCACAGGCTATGCGGCTCATCCAGGGTAAAAATCCCCAGCAACTCCGACAGACTGCGGAAAACATGGCAAAGCAACGGGGAACTTCGATTGAGGAGATCGCAAGGCAACTTGGTATCCCCATGAAATAAAATAGCGCACTCTTTATCAGTTTTCGGGTCTTGATAAAAACCGCTCTTTGGAAACATCCGGGGAGCGTACGGCCCCGATGTAATAACTGACAAAGGAGTATATACAATGGATAACGATTTTGCGACTGGCTATGCTCTTGGCTCCGACTCCAACGGCGGCAACTGTAACAATGGCGGCTTTTGGGGTGGCGATGGCTGGTGGGCTATCATCATCTTCGCCATGATTTTTGGCTGGGGCCGCGGCGGCTTCGGTGGCTTCGGCGGCGGTGGTGCCAGCACCGATCCCGGCCTCCAGGGATTGGCTACTCGCGCCGATGTCAATGAGGCCATTGCCTTCAATGGTGTGGAGCGCGGCATCTCTGCTATCCAGCAGGGCATCTGTGACAGCACCTATGCCCTGAACAACAGCATCACCAGCGGCTTCAACAACACCAATGTGGCGCTGCTTCAGGGCTTCAACGGTGTCCAGTCTCAGATGTGCAACATGGCCGCTCAGGCTCAGGATTGCTGCTGCCAGACCCAGCGCGCCATCGACGGCGTGAACTACAACATGGCGACCAACACCTGCGCCATCCAGAATACCATCCAGGGCAGCACCCGCGATATTCTGGAGAACAACAATTCCAACACCCGCGCCATTCTGGATTTCCTGACTCAGAGCAAGATTGATTCTCTCCAGGCGGAGAACCAGTCCCTGAAGCTGGCCGCCTCTCAGGCCAACCAGAACAGTTATCTGACCGCCACTCTGGACGCTCAGACCTCTGAACTGATTCGGCGCATCAATCCCATGCCCGTGCCCGCTTACCAGGTGCCCGCCCCCTATCCCTATTGCGGGACCTACAACAACGGCTGCGGTTGTGGCTGCTAAACTTACGAGGAATCCTCGTAAGTTGGTCTTCCGGCTTTGCCGTGACTATTTCGGGGCGGCGGGCTAAGTGTCTGCCGCCCCTGATTTTTGGAGGTATTTTATGTCTTGTAAGCCTGTTTGCCGCCTGTGCGACAACCTGGTGCTAAGCCAGGCGGTCACCTTTACTGGCGGGAATCTTGAAATCAATCTGCCTGCCGGTGCCTACAACAACGGCGGAAAGTATTGTATTGTGGTAGCTCAGTCCATCCCGGCCACAACTACCATCAATGCACCTGTGTACATTACTATTGGCACTGGGACAGAGCTATATCCCCTTACCAAGCGTAACTGCGCTCAGGTGACTGCCTGCGGCATCCGCACTCGCACCCGCTACTCCGTCTGTGTGGTGACTACCCCCACCGGCGGCTCGTTCCGCATGTTGGGGCAGCCCTGCTGCTCTCCCAGCAACAATCTTGCCAGTATTGACGGCG